GAGGATTGCATCTGCACTTGATATCTATTCAGATGAATCAACAATGAAAAATCCATATGGTGAAGTATTAGAAGTACAGAGTGATGATAATAATATAAAAGAAATTCTACATAACTTATTTTATGATATTATGAATATAGAGTTTAATCTTTGGCCTTGGATAAGAAACTTAACCAAGTATGGAGATTTTTTCTTGTACTTAGATGTACAAGATAAGTTCGGTATTACAAATGTAGTTCCTTTATCACCTTATGAGTTAATTCGTTCAGAGGGAGAGAATCCAGAAAATCCATATTATACTAAATTTTATTTAGAAGCAATGGAAAATGCACATCCTTACTTTGCTAGAAGTAGTAAAAACCAAAAGATTGAATTTGAAAACTTTCAAGTTGCTCATTTTAGATTAGCTAATGATAGTAATCTATTACCTTATGGTAAATCAATGTTAGAAAGTGCTCGTAAAGTATGGAAACAGATTACATTGATGGAAGATGCTATGTTAATCCATAGAATTATGAGAGCACCAGAAAAGAGAGTATTCAAGATTGATATCGGAAATATTCCACCAAACGAAGTTGATAATTATATGCAAAGAATTATTAACAAGATGAAGAAAACACCATTCATTGATGAGAACACTGGTGATTATAACTTGAAGTTCAACATACAGAACTTAACAGAGGATTTCTTCTTGCCAGTTCGTGGTGGGGATAGTGGTACACAGATAGAGAATATGCCTGGTATGCAATATGAAACCACAGAGGATATAGAATATTTGAAGAATCGTATGCTAGCAGCATTGCATGTTCCAAAAGCATTCTTAGGATATGAGGAATCACTTGGAAGTAAAGCAACATTGGCTGCAGAAGATGTAAGGTTTGCTAGAACGATTGAAAGAATACAAAGAATCGTAGTTAGTGAATTAACAAAGATTGCAGTTGTTCATTTATATTCACAAGGATATACAGATGCACAATTAGTAAACTTTGAATTGAAGTTAACTAATCCATCTACAATCTATGAACAAGAAAAAATTGAATTATGGAGTAACAAAGTTAACCTTGCTCGTGATATGAAAGATAATTCATTATTACCAAGTGATTGGATTTATAAAAATGTGTTTAACTTTTCAGATGACCAAATTAAAAACCTTGAAAAAGGATTGGTTGATGACCAAAAAGAGAAGTTTAGATATTCTCAGATTGAAATGGAGGGTAATGACCCACAAGAAAGTGGAGAAGCAGTTGGAACACCAAGTGATATGGCAACCGCAGACCCAGAACAAGATGGAGACCCAACACCAGCAGGTTCAGTATTTGACCAAGAAGAAGTTGCAGATGGTGTAGGTAGACCAAAAGAAGTACCGAGTTATGGTAAAGATGGTAGTGCTCGTGATAGAGACCCACTCGGTAAACATAATAAACAAATGGCTTTAGCCCATTATGATGCGTTAAAAAAATCATTTGGAAGTAAAGCAAAAGAAATCCTTAGTGAGACTAGGGAAATAGATGAATTAAATAAGGAATATAAAGAATTTACGGACGATAAATAATTATTATTTGAAGTTTTTATATTTATATATGGTACGAATATTTAACAATGGAGTGTTTGATGTCAAGCAATAAAAAGCATAGTAAAATAAAAAATACAGGTATATTATTCGAACTTTTAACGAGACAGATTACTGTCGATGTGTTAAATAGTTCAAATGAATCATCTGCAATTAAAATTCTTAAAGAATTTTTCAATCCTAAGACAGAACTTGGGAAAGAATATGAACTTTATAAGATACTTTTAGAAAAAAAGTATGGAAAAAGTGAACAAGCTAATATATTAATAGAAGCTGTAACAAAAAATCGTAGAAGATTATCTAATCGTAGATTAAAAAACGAAAAGTATAATTTAATTAAAACGATTAAAGAAAATTATTCAGTAGTTGATTTCTTCAACACAAAAATACCAAATTATAAAGTTTTGGCATCAATTTATAATGTATTTGAAATGGAATCATCTAAAGAAAAGATTACACCAGTTGAGGAAACTGATAGTAAAGTTACTATTATTGAAAATATTTGTACCGAACAAAAAAATAAACCAAAGAAAAAATCTATTGTGGAATCACAAGAAAAAGATTTGCGTTTACTAACTTATCAATTATTAGTTGATAAATTTAATAAAAAATATAGTAATCTAAATGAAAGTCAAAGAAATTTATTGAGAGAATACATAAACAATCTTTCAAATACTAATTCTCTTAGAGAGTTCATCGATACTGAAGTTATAAAAGTTAAAAAAATCTTAAAAGCTCACTTAAATAAAGTGAATGATAAGATAACTAAAATAAAATTAAGTGAAGCAATCACACATACAGAAAATTCTACTACTGGTAAGTTTGTAAAAGATTCGCATGTTGTTTCATTGATGAGGTATTACGAGCTTATTAAGGAGTTAGATAATGTCCACAAAATTAAATAAAAACCAATTTATAGAAGCTCTTCGAAAACTTATAAGAAAAGAAATAGAAGAGGCATCAACAACTGCTTCAGCAGGTGGTAACCAAGGTCAAGGTATCCATTATGATACACCAAAAGCATTTGCTAGTGGTTCAGACGAGGGTAAAGGTCATCCAACAGATGGAGAAGTAGGTGGATATACAAAGGCAGAACAAGTAAATGAAGTAATGTTTGCGGTTAAGATTAGTAAAGATGGTAGTGAATTACAAACTATCGTTGGTGCATCATCTAAAGGACAAGCTAAAACAAAAGTTGCTAGAATGTTAAAAGGTGGAATGAAAGATATCATTGGTGTATCAAGAATACAACCAGCATTTGGTAAACAAATTGATAAAAAAATTGAAAATGTAAGTGAAGGTCGTTATCATCAATATCGTAATGATGATTCTTTAACTGCAAAACAAAAGATTGGTCATTCAATGAGAGAGGTTAGGGATAAACTAACTGAATTAAGTAAACTTATTGATATGAATGTTAAATTAAAGAATGAGTTAAGTGTTGATTCAAAATCATATTGGAAGAACACACATAAAGCAATGAGTAAAATATCAGAACGATTAGTAAAACTCGCTAATAAAGTAGGGAAACTGCAATGAACGATAAATATTTAAAAGAATCAATGGATATACTAAATAGAAAATTTGGTGAACCATTACCAACACTTGAGGATACTACAAAAGCTTATCAAGAGATAAAGTTTGGTTCAAAAGCACAATATGATAAGTATAAGAAACAACACAAAATTAGACCTGGTACTGAAATTGATATTGATGGTAAAAAATCTAAAGAAAAAGGTGATGTAAAAGATGTAAAACCAGATAAAAAAATTGATAAACAAACATCTAAAGCAGCAGATGATGCAAATGAAAAAATGGCAATGGCAGATGTACCAAATATTCGTATTCAACAAATTACAAATGCAGACGTAGATGTTATCAAACCAGACCATATAGCTAAAACACATAAAGCTTTGAAAAAAGCTGGTAGTAATAAAGCTGATAAATTTAAAGAATTGGGTGATGCATATGCACAAGCAGAAAAGGATAGAACTAAAGAATATCGTAAATATTATAAAAAGGACGAACCAAACGATTCTGAAGCTAATAAAAAAGCAAGAAAAGCATTTGAAGATGGTGATGACAAAGTATCAAAATTAGGTTCTGAAATGCAAAAACTTTTGGGTAAAAAAGATTTGAACAAAAGAGTAAAAGAAAATAATGTAGCACTTACTGAAAACCCAATAGTTGCAGCGACTGTAATGCATATGACAAAGATGAATATGAAAAACCCTAAAACTGGTAGAACTATTAAAGCAATCACACCATTAAAAAATAAAGAACACCCATTACATAAGAAATCAAAGGGTATTTTTGATAAGATTAAAGATGCTATGAAAAAGAAAAAGAAAGTAGAACCTAAAAAACAATCTAAATCAGATGCTGATTTCTATAAAAAACAATTCACTGGTGAAGTAACAGAGGGACCAGATGATAAAAGGTCTGCAAGAAGAGTATTATCAAAGATTGCTAAAACGGAAACAAAATTTAGAAAAGAAATGTATGAATTAGAACAAGCATTTCTACAAGACCCACGAACTGAAAATAAACAAGCAGCAAAAGACATAAAGAAAGCATATAAAGATGGGGTAACAAAGTTTATGAGAGATTCAGTTAAACTGATTAAAGGGATGAAATAAAATGAAAAACTTAATTGTAGATTATATACCTTTTGAGATATCAAGAAACCAAATTCAGGAATCAATTAAAGAGAATGATGGTAAATTGGTAGTTAAAGGTGTATTACAAAGAGCAGATGCAAAGAATCAAAATGGAAGAGTATATCCAATGGAGATTCTAACAAGAGAAGCAAAGAATTATGACGATGGATTTATTAAACAGAAAAGAGCATTAGGTGAACTTGACCATCCAGATTCATCAGTAGTTAATCTACAAAATGTATCTCACAACATTACAGAGATGCACTTTGAGGGTGATAGTTTAGTTGGGACAGTAGAAATCTTAACAACACCAAGTGGAAACATTTTAAGAGAGTTATTTAAGAATGGTATCAAGTTAGGTATCAGTTCTCGTGGTATGGGTTCAGTTGAGGCAGTACAAGAAGCAGATAGTAAAACACCAGTGATGAAAGTTGGACAGGATTTTGAATTAATCGCATTTGATTTCGTATCAAATCCATCAACACACGGAGCTTTTTTACATCCAGTCAATGAGGGTGTATCACAACCACAAACACAAGGTAGAACTTGTGGTACTTATTGTAAAGCAGAAGATATAATTAACAAAATTATAAGAGGAGAGTAAGATGCCTGGATTAGAAGAAATGCCAATACCAGATAATGGTAAAATAGAACAACCTAGCTATACAGAATTAGCAGATGGTGCAGATGCAGTAACACCACAAACGGGTAAAAAGGGATTAGATACATTTGCTATACCAGATAATGGTAAAGCTAATACAACATTTGGAGATGGAACTGCAGGTTCTAATCCAAACCCAATTGGTGGCTAATGCCTTCCAAATCAAAAGCCCAACAAAAATTTATGGGAATAGTTCACGCCTTTAATAAGGGTGAATTAAAAAGTTCAGAGGTTAGTAAACAAGTAAAAGATGTTGCTAAATCTATGAAGAAGAAAGATACAAAAGATTTTGCAAAAACAAAACACAAGGGATTACCTAATAAAGTGACACAAGAATGGTTAAAGAAAACAATTAGAGAACTCGTAGATGAAGAGTTAAACCTTGAGGGTACTTGTGGGTATGGTGAAGATGGTGTCTTAGGTGATGAACCTGCTGGTCCACATTTGTTGAAGAAAAAGAAAAACGAAAGTGCATCTGAAAAGAAAAAAATTCACGCATTAATGGTTAAACGAGGTGATAATCCTAAAGATGCTCAAGATTCTTTAGATAAAGTTTATGATTTTATAAAGAAAGCATATAGAAGAGCATCAGTTGCAAAGAAAGCAGAAATCGTTTCATCATTATCTAAATACGAATCTAAACAATTTAAAAAAGTAGTTGTATCAGAGGGTGTAAGAGCAACAAAAGCTTATAATCAATTCCAAAAATCTCGTATTAATTTCTTAGAGAGATGGGGTAAACTTAAAAAACAATTAAATACTTTAAAAACTGAATCACCTAATGATGAATATTTAAGATTAGAAAAACAATTATATAAATTTGAAACTTCATTCATAGAAAATTCAGCTAAGATGATGGGTTCTCTTTCAAAGATATCAAAGAGTAATTTAACGGAAAGTTATACTTCTAATATGATGAGAGATATTCGTAAAGGTGGAACTGCAGGACCTTGGACTATTATTGTAAGTAAAAACAATAGTATAAAGAGAACCACTATGGTGAAAAATTTAAAAGAAATCCCAGCATATATGAGTGATATAAAGAAAAAATTTCCAAATCATAAGATTGGTATAGAGTCCAAAGGTGGTAAGATAGTTTACAGAGAATCCATAAATGAGGAAGTTACCAAATCAAAAGGTGTTCAAAAGATTTTTGATATACAAAAAAATGGTTATGGAAAACTTGGTGGTAGAACATTAGATAGTTTAAGTGCTGGATTATTCACACAACTATATGATAAAGCCAGTGACCCAATAAAAGAAAAGATGAATAAACTAAACGAAAAAAGACTCTACATAGTAATTGGGAATATGTGGAAGAAGTTCGGTAAAAATGTGAGTTTAAGATAATGATAAAATTAAAAGATATAATCAAAGAATCAAAGGTATCGTATTTAACTGAGGCTTTTAAAAGTAAACTATTAAGAAAATTTTCTATGAATAATAGAGGTTCGTTAGATAGAGATTTATATAGTTACTTGGCAAAATTGGGTGTAGAAGCAAGTAAGATTGAAGATGGTCAAATTACAAAACAATCTAAATTACCTGGTAAGGGTGTTGCAATTGCAGTAGCAAGTAAGAAAGTAACTCTTCGAGCAAAAGGTAATAGATATTGGGAATCTAATTTAGAAATAGATAAGGGAACAATTGTAAGTGTATTCAAAGATGGTAAATCATTATGGTACACAAAATCTTGGAGAAGTAAAGATATTCAAGT